CAACAGTGTCAGTCTGTCAAATAGCCCGTCGGAGTCTTTGAGTGCAAGTGAGTCGTTTTCTTCAAGTCTGAGTCATAGCGTCTCGGTGTCAGAATCTGTAACTTGCGTGGACACTGATACCTGCACAGATCAGCTATACGTGTTTGAATTTAAAGCCGTCAACAGAGATGATTACAATGCTAATCGTCATATTCCAGATCATTACATTCTTGTGCGCAACAAATACATCAAAGAAAACTCGGGGGACACATATCAGTATAAACTCAGTAAAGTTAAAATTTCAGACGACACAAAGGCTCCGGGTACAACAATTAACAATCTTCCTAACACAGTAGTACCACCCCACGGCTGGATTTTAATTCCTCACGATCCTAGGGGAATGCCCCATGGTTTTGATTTCCCGATATTTTCCGACGACCACGATTATCATATTAAATTTGAAAAACCAGATGGATCAGTAATGTTTATTCCCATTGATACTACGACTGAAAACGACGGCGAACGATGGAAAACATGGTGCGAATCAAATTGTGACGACAACCTTGGTCAATGTGCTCTTTGTGCAGACGAATCACTAAAATATCCTATCAAATTTGATGATTTTGACGGAGGAGATCATGATATTAACGGAAATTACATAGCCGGAAGTTCTCCCGACGAAGCTTACTTTAGAGCGGAGCTCGCACCAATTCCAACCAACATAGACGCCAAAACATACCGCGTGTCTGTATTTTCTTGTGGTATGGCTGTAGCTACTCCAGACTATTTCGATGATGGCAGTGGACCACATTATGGAACGTTTGAGCACGAATTAATTAACCCACCGTTACATGTTTATAACTGGGATTATGTTACGGGTTCTGATCGTGACGGCGTCTATGGTTTTTTAAACGAGTCGGATCGTTTCCCCACTGAGGACGGTGACTCTCCAATACATCTTTTCGATTTAAATCTTGGATCTGGATCTTGGACCTGGGAGTCGACCTGGGGTGGACAACCCGACGTGAGTCCACCCCAGTTTCGCATATTAGAGAACGACACTTTAGAACTTAATTTATTGGATCTAAGGAACCGCATGGGGTGTACAAATCCACTCGCTAGTAACTTTGACTCGGATGCGATATATGATGACGGTAGTTGCTGCATACAATCAACGTGCGAATATCCCTGTGCAAATCCCACATACGTGCAAGTCATTTATGTGGATAAAATACCAACTTACTGTCCTCCCGATTGGGATTATACGATGTCGTGCACAAATAAGAGTATCGATGAGGCACTTATATATGGAACTACTTCGGGCACGGTTGCTATGATGGCCAACTATGATTACTGGAACAACAATGGACAAGTATCTTGGGGTGATTCAACACAGCGTAGACTTAGGTTAAAATGGATGAATGGAACGTTTCTTCTGGGGGAAACCATAGTTAGCTTGGACGTTGATGAGGATAGGGAATGGACAATAGTTCGCCTTCCCCACTTCTCTTGCGAGGCGGAAGACTTAGCTGATCCTCACACAGGAGATGTTATCGAGTGCGAGGGTGAAGAAGATGATTGCCCTTTTGACGATACCCTGCCAGATAGGACTTGCCAGTACCTGCCGCACGCGGGATTGTCCTGCGACCCCGTCGTCGATGCATCTAGCTTAGAGTTAGCTGGTGGTGGTACATGCGGTGTTTATGGATATCAAGCATTTGACGGTTCTAAAGAAGTACATCTTTTAAGGAAGCTTGCTTGTGAGGTTGTATCCGATGGAGTTGTTCCGGGACCCAACCAATGTACAACCCAAACCCACATAGTAGACAAAATGGATATAGCTTATGAATTTGTTGAATGGGGACCTTCCGAAGCTAACGATAGCGATAGTGACCATGATGTTCGTGATGCTGTATTACTAGACAACGCAAATTTCTCTTCCACGAATAATGTAATAAAAATATCATTCAATTCGTCGTTGAAGGCGGGGACGTATCTGGTGGCTACCTTATATGGAACAAATCTCGTAGACCATATACTCGCGGTTATAACAGTCGAATCCCCACCCGCGGCATACGCAAGTCGTATGCAGATAAATGAAGCATATGCGCAGAGGTTTGACGTCGATGGTGTATTTTCTGGATTTTACAAAAGTTCAACCTTTAATCCTTTCACGTTAACCCCAGAAAATTATCCCGGTGGTCATTTTATCAACACAGAACTTGAGTTCATCAATGCCGCTACCGATGACGGTAATCAGTACGACGGGGGTATTCCGTATTTTAACGTGGGGGACAAATATCCTCGTCCCGAGCTGTGGCTTAACGGTGACAATTGCGAAGATGCCATTACGACGGTGGGCGGTAATTTAAATGTGTGTGATCTAGATTTAAAACCAACAACGTGGTACAGCTGGGACATCTCATATGGACGCCTTGCGTACAACGATCGAAGTTGGTACCAAAGCGTTGGGCTATCAACGAGTGGCCTCAAATATGAGAAATTTGCTCAGCGGGAGATGTATCCCGATTTTGCACCTAACCCTGATTACATTGAAACTGACGATACAAGTTTAGGTTTAAACGTTGTGCATTATAGTTCACCAATAAGCTCGGGCAGATTGGCACATGAATCTTTGTGTAGTATGGCCAAATCAAACTTTTTCACTGGTGGAGGAATTGAATACGGATATGCGCATAATTTAGGGAGATCATTTTGTGGGGGCGATCTCGAGAGTAGTTACAACACGCGCCGGCGCGAGTGGAATTTCACTTGGATTCCGATAACAAAAAATTCTGAATATTGTTATTACATTAGGAGTGAATGCGACTTGTATAACTATGACGACTGGCCACAGCTGGGCCTTGACAACGATTTTTGTGATGGTGCTTCGTGCGCATCCTACGACACGTTCCCAACCTGCGGAGAGACACCCAAAACGTATCCGGCCCCAAGTTCAACTTTTTCAGAATCCAAATACTGCGAGTACATATATAAAGTCTCTTCGAGTCAAAGCCCGTCAGACAGCGACAGCCTCAGTCAGAGCCTACATCCTTCTGACAGCCAAAGTCAGAGCCCCAGCCAGAGTCTAAGCCAGAGCCACAGCCCCAGCCCCAGTCAGAGCCAGAGTCTGAGCCACAGCCAGAGTCTGAGCCACAGCCAGAGTCTGAGCCACAGTCAGAGTCACAGCCCCAGCCAGAGCGACAGCCCCAGCCAGAGCCACAGCCCCAGCCAGAGCCAGAGTCTAAGCCAGAGTCAGAGTGACAGCCCCAGTGAGAGTCTGAGCCAGAGCCAGACATGCGACTTATTGGTAACCGGGACCCCGTCGTTAAGGTGCACAGACGAAGGCTTACGTACATGTACAAACAACGCCGATTGTCAATCGAATGACCCATGCGCAGAATTCTCTCCCGTAGACGGATTATACGAACTGCAAGAAAACACTTGTAACTCCAAACCCATGTATAAAAACTCCAACCCTCACGAAAATCTTGATTATGACGTCTTTCCCTACCTATGGTACGGAGAGATCACGTATCAAGACCATCTTGCGACAGGACAACCATGGGTGGTAAGGAGTGGTTGGCACATTTCCAAAGATGGGTGCAATGACCCTGAATTGCGCAATTTCTATGCATCAATCTTTAGAGAAGACGCACTTGATGCCCCGTACGTTTACCATGAATGGTTTGAATATGACGGCAAAGCAGGTATTCCAGGCAGAATTAAGACTGTAAACAAATGGAATGTTAAAACAGAAATTATGATTTCAGGGTGCGAAACCTACTCGAATTCCTTCTCAAACAGTGCTAGTCCGTCTGAATCCGAGTCTTACTCGAATTCGGAGTCTTACTCGAATTCCTTATCAAACTCCGCCTCAAAGAGTGTTAGTCCGTCTGAATCCGAGTCTTACTCGAATTCCTTATCAGACTCCTTCTCAAACAGTGCTAGTCCATCTAACAGTGCCAGCTTCTCCCACTCAGAGTCCTTGTCAAACTCCAACAGCGCCAGCTTCTCTCACTCAGAGTCGGCTAGTCTGTCTGATTCCGAATCGTACTCAAATTCCTTCTCAAATAGCACCAGTTTGTCCTCGTCTCTTTCAGCTTCTCTTTCTGAAAGCGTTTCGGCATCGGATAGCTTTTCAGATTCACCCAAGAGTTTGTCGGACTCGGATTCTGGGATTTGGGACGACGTCACCATAACTTTCTTTGATAATGCGGTGGCCGACACCACACAAACAAGGTTTGATTCCATTGCAATCTATAGTGGCAGCGAAGGTACTTTTGTCGTAGTTGGCGCCCCGGGTCTGGGGTACGAATCAAATGTCTTTTACGAAAGCAAAGGTTGGACGTACGAGGTTGATGATGGTATCATCCCTAACATCCATATAAATAAGTACAACGTTGAGAATAACCCCGAATACGGATACAAAGGTGCTGTCTATGTGTACAAATACGACGAACTTAATTCGACGTGGCTAGAGCCGGTCAAGCTTGAACCACACGACCCCGACGATTCTTCAAATTTTGGATTTTCTGTCGCAATCTCGAAGAACTTCTTTCATCCCGGCGAAATACAAATTGCGGTTGGAGCCCCAAAAGAAACTGGCGAAGATAAAGGCGCGGTCTACGTTTTTGAGAGTCGCCAGTATGGTGCGGAATTTATTCTATCCGGTCACGTCAAGGGGAACATCCATAATTTAAAAGATGAAGCGGAAACGGATAGCATGCCCACAACTAGAAAACCCTGGACTAGACTAGGTACCTCGGTTGCGTTTTCGGAGGACGGAGAATACATGGCCGTGGGCGCATACGCTTATTACGTGGGAAATTCTGTTTGCGACGGTGATGACGAGGTCCTTCCCGAACACCCCCTCAACAATGATTCTGCTGGACAGACAGAGGGGCGGTTTTTCATATTTGAAAAACGGGACGTGGGGTCAGAGAGTTTGTGTGGAGACCTCGATTGGAGAGATGAAGATGTCGACGCTGTCTGTAAAATAAATGGCTTCTACCACATCAATTCAGCTTCAAATTATTACTTTGGAGAAAAGGGCGACCAAAATTATGGCCCCCCGGACACAACTAACCATGGGTTAGGAGTTACAACTGTTGACTATCCCCAGGAAGAAATATACACGATGTGCCGAGCAAAAGACGATTGGGATCACGATCTTCGTATACTCGAAATATACGTTGCGGAGAACCAACCTTGCTACACGAGAACGTGTACAAACACGTTTACTCGTCGCGGGGAAGATGTTACGTTTAAGGGTGCGTGGAATCATAGGACTAGAAAACTATCCGATTATAAAGACTACAAAGAAGGCGATATTGTTATTTGGAAAAATAAATCTTTCAAGTGCATTCAAGACATTGATGCTAGTGACAGGGATGAATCACCCACATCATTAACTACGCATTGGGAGGAGTTTGATGGTGGCTGCATAGCACCCTCTGAAAATGCGCCTTTTACCATTGACAGGGTTAGGGATGAATTAGGTGAAATTGGATTTGTAGAAAAGGTAGATTGGAATCCTGTCGAAAGCGTGTGGAGACGTTCTGACGTGGTGTGCGCAGATAATATGCAAGAAGAATACCTAGAGGAAGAACAGGGCGATGACTGGTGTTTAAACGTGCACGACTTTTACGAAACATGTGACAATGATCAACAATATGACGATGGGGGTGTTGGATGCAATTGTAGCATAAAATACATCAAGTTCTATGGTATGGGCGACGATGATCAACTGGATTATCCCTTGTCGACGTGGACGGCTGGCGTCGATTTTTCGGGGCGAACTTCTACGGATACTTCGGTGGGAGCTCCTTGTCCGTGTGAATGGGAGCACTTATTTGATGACGACCTAACAACGTTTTGGAGGTCGTTAAATAATGACGCTAATAGTTACGACAAATTAAAGGAAGGGAATACGGAGTTAATGTATAAGGAGAGTGATATAAAGACCACGCAGCTCCCAGGAAATAGACTTAATTCAGATGGGGAAGTGATGAGTCAAGGGCCCGAATTTGGTCAATATATAATTCTGCATCTTCCGCATTCTATCGTGTTAGATTCCATCAAGATGAAACAATCAAGCAACAATGCTAACAGGATTGCGAGATTCAATATTTACGGATCAAATAACTATGAAGCAAGTGATGAGAGTAACACAAATTGGGAAGAAATTCAAATAGAGAATAAAGATGATGATGCGAGTTGGAACGGGGACTGGGGCGATGATGGCATTACCGTAACAATTGAAGATGATAATAAAGAAGATGATTATGGTATTCCGAAGAGCTATTTGAGTTTTGCTATAGTCGTTATGAGAATAACCAATGACCACGGTTATACTAAGAGAAACGTTCAGCTTGAAGATTTGCGCTTTTGTGGCAGAAAGTCAAACTCGTTTCACTTGAAAGTAAAAACTGAAGACGCGCATCCATTTCAAGTGGGCGATTCGGTGTATTTGAGCATTAATTCAAATTACCAAAGCCCTGATCTAACCGGGTTGTGGAAAGTTTGCTACTCCGATACTAGAAGAGTTGGACGGGGCGAGGAGAAATGGGACGTGTTTCATCATAATGCCGAAGATGATAATTTATCTGAAGAAGATAGGAATGAAAATAAGGATAAAATTTGGGATAAAACAGTATTTTTCCTATGTTGCCATCCTAATTACACACTTCCCGATTCATCATCCCGTTTTGTCGCAGATAACCTCTGCAACTCGTGTGCCGCAAATGAGAATTCGTCGTGGATTCTTATCAAAAATAATAGAGACGTACCAGTGTCTCTTGAAGGGTGGGTGTTGTTTACTGATGACTACTATGTTAACAACAAGTTTGAGTCCCTATTTTGGTTGGATAATCCTTACGATGAATTCTGGTTATACGCAGATCAGCCGTTTGACCAACCCCTAGCAAAACGAAATTTCTATGACTGTGGTGGTTGCACTCTACCAGACGGTATACCAGAAGATTGTGGCTACAGAGTTCCGAGGACGGAAAATTTCCCCCGGGGGGAGAGTGGGTGGGATACGCGACTTATTCCTGCAAACGGATATATGCTTGTCAAACATCGCCCGCGGCCAACCGAGGGAAGCCACTTTCCATTTGAACTTAAGCCGTTGGGTAAAGTTTATTTGCAACAAGTTGCGGCATACGAATTTCCGGCGAGTGAAACGTGCCCAATAGATGCGCAACTTTATCAGAAATACACAATGGGAGAGCAAGAACTTGATTCAAACGGCTATCCTACGCATACTAGACACAGATATGATATAGACGGTAACTTAATTCCCCCAGAGTCGTATCCCCCACATTGCGTGGTTAAGTCTCTTTGTGAAACTCAGTTCATGCAAGAATCCGCTTGGGTTAACATTAGTCTTTCGGATTCGTATTCTTTCTTTGGCTCAACTGATAGTACAACTGAAATCCCTATTGCGAATCAATTTGAAGACAACATTGCGACTACAGAAGAGTGTACTTTGCATACCTGGACCCAAGTAAGCAACCCCGAAGGCATTAGAGGCCGCGAGGTTGCCTTTAGTAAGCCTGACGCCGACAACCAAAGCTGGCTTGCCGTGGGGGGGCCTTGTGTAAAATCTATTGCGGTTGCTGTTCATCTGCAAGGGGGAGGTACAGGCGACTTTGACATGGGCGAAACCGTAACGTTTTCTGGTGGGAGCACAGCAACTGTCAAGGAATGGATACCATCATCAGAAATCCTCGTGGTTACCGATTTATCTGGGTCATTTACAGCTCTGGAAGACGTTGAAGGCTCAATCTCGTCTGCAATATGGGTTGTAAAAGATGAACATAGATCAAACTCATATACGTGTCCTTGTTCTGGCAACCAATGGTGCGGTGATGGCGTAGCCTGTGGCTACGTCGCCCTTGAGAGTTTAGTGAACGCTGTGCAGAGGGCGCGGGGCATAGGGACCTCTTACGGGAAGGTGAGACCCCCAGTCCAATCCGAATGGGATGCTTCTTCGTGTGACTCAGAGACTTTGGGGTGGACCACACGCTGGGCTAAAAATTTCGGATACTCGGTAGCGTTTACTACCGACAATAACGTTGCTCTAATTGTCGGTGCCCCAGACGGAAAAAATGGAGGAAAGGTATTTGTATATGGTTCTTTTACAGAAATTTTAGACGACGGGAGCGAGCGGCATCATAAATTTATGTTATTGCATCAACTTCAACACGGCCCAGAAAAGCCCAACTTTGGTTGGAGCGTGGCAGTAGAGTACTCGGACGTGATGGAAATCGGACCTCATCTGGCCAATTACTTCATTGCCGTAGGACACGCGGGTTTTGAGCAAGACGAAGACGAGTGCAATTTTGTATTCAATTATAGGGACATATATAGTTTGTCGGAGGATTTCGCGTTTAATGATGAGACCGGTGCCCCGGCTTACTTTGACGAAGGACTGTGCCCTGCTTGTGAGCCCGAATGTGAAAATAAGTGGTATATTACTGTTGACTTCCGGTGTACGTGCTGTCTTACTTTGAGATCGGCGAGCCGAGACACCGACACCGCGGGAATTACCTTGTATGCTATTGGGGGAGATAGCTCCGGAACCACAAGAATGGGACTTGGGGCTCTGGGTCATTATCGAAATCTCGACGAAGAAGACGTTCCTCTGGCTAACGGCCGCGCAGTGGCGACACAAAAAATAAACAACGAAATTATCGTCGTTGTCCCCAAATTATCCTCTTAGTTAGGCATCAACTGTCCTGTCTAATTTTATTACGCAATTTATGTATAAGATCTGAGAAGCCACCGCCAGATTCGATAAATGTATCGGCAAAGATCATCTTGATAAAATCCTCGTCGGGATCATTGTCAACGGCCACGTTTTCAACGACGAATCCCCGAGACTCGAAGAAGTTCCTAATATTAAAAATGTATTCTAAGCTTTTTGAATGATCCTCGTGACGTTTGTGATGAAAGCCGCTAAATAATGTAATTGGATTCCGCGAATCGAGTTTTTGGACTAAGTCTTCATAATACGAAAGCGGCTTGACATAGTATACCCCGTTAAAGTATTTATGTGGTTTCGATAATAAGCTTTTTACAGAGTATGGCGAATAATCTATGACGTCGCCTGTTCTGAGGTGAATAGCTGTCGAAGGGAATGGTCGATGACGGTCTTTTCTCGCCAGCACAATTTTTTTGAGCACCTCCAAATTAGACTTTTCAGAGGTGGTCTTTATGTACTCTGTGCAAATGCTATCGGGAAAATTGTTTAAGAAAGCCTGTTTTCGTTTTTGAGCCAACCCAGGTTTCTTAACCATGTCTGATAAATTATAGGGTGGATCTTCATTCTGGTTCCAAAGTCGCGTAGGATCTCTTGTTTCCATGTAGTTTGCAAGAAGAATAGTAACTGTGTCTGGATTTTTACTCATGGCCTCGTCAATCTCAACCCAGTCTTTACTTTTTGGGTCCTCTCCTGGCCAGTGTATATTTTTAATGTGAACCAACCTGGCCATTTCTCACTAATGTAGATTTTAATCTGTTATATTTATTGTACTTCCCTGGTCAAGCTTCACAGACGACACTGAAGTTAGTTGGTATATAAACCAGTACTTGACAACTACAAGGACAAAAGCGTAAAGCAGGTTCATGATAGCCATATTGAGGAAGAATTCTCTCAGTTGTTTAGAATTGTACATGTCTTCGTTACTTTCCATCTTCCAAAGGTGCATAATTGATGCCACGGAAAACACGAAGGCAATGACAGTAGAAAACACGATGTTCATTTTTTCTTCTGGAACCAATCCACTCATCAACGTAATGGAAAGGGCTAAAAGTGCCATACCAACAGATGTCTCTCGGGTTACGGAATCCTGCTCCTTGAGCTCTTCACGCGTTAAATCATTCTCCTTAATCTGTGTAATTCTCAAACCCTGGACAAATCCGACTATCACCAGAGGTAAAGTAGACGCGAAGAAACAGCCTACCACGGAATTCATCGTAAACAGAGTTCTTTTCACGTAAGGACCGGGATATACAAAGAGAATTCCGGTGACGAAGACAAGTCCTCCTAAAATAGTATACGCCATGTTTTGCTTTGGTTCACGCACAGGAGACGAGAAGCTCCAACCGCTTCCAATAATAAAATCTTCGCTAATTCGACAAATAAGACTTCTTTTTGTCACGCTTTGTTGTGATATGGGATCAATCCACGGGTATTCAATAAGAATCCATTGGAGGTTTTTTGCAAAGCTATCACCCGACAATCGGTCCACATACTCTGTGCCATTAAAAATCGCATCGAGTTTACTTGTTAGGTCACATTTCCCATCTTGTGAGCACATGTTAGGGTCAATATCAGATGCAGTCCATCCTTCGATTGAATTATCAAAGTACAGTTTGTTCCTGTAACCACCATTTTGTTCCCTTTCCCAAACAAAAGCGTAGTTATCGCCCTCTTTATACGATTCTCTCATTGCTTTTATTTCATCTAAAGCCGTTGTTATTATGGTGGTGTCTAGAGTTTTGTTTATTCCACATGTGCCATCATATACCCTATTAAGCTCACTGTAATTATTGTCAAAGCAATCTGTATCCTCCTCACTCTCGATATATTTACCGTATATTTTGTCCTGCACCCGCTTGATTAGAGAAAAGGCTAAATTACAGTCGCCGTCACATTCTGAATTTGGATCTTGCATAAAGGTTGGACCATGAGTAGAATCTGCTAATGACTCTTTGAAAATAATTTTTTGGGCGGTTGCTATTGCGTGAGATGTTTGATACGCTTCTTGGTTTTCTTGAATGGCCAATACAACTAAAACAGCAATAGCGAGTATGACGCTGGCATTTATGCATGTAATTAGCGGTTCGAGCCACTTGGGCCAATTCCTCCTTACCATGTGTTACTTATCAATGTATCATATTTTTTGACAAAGTACAGTTCCTCTGCTGCTGCAGATATTTTATCGTGTTTATCTTGAGGAAATGTTGTTTGGAATCTGTGATGCGAAGAGTGGCAGTTGGGACAGAGTAAAGCGTAGTTTTGCAAGGTGTTATTTGTTCGGTTGTGGTCAACGTGGTGCACGTCCATTGGAACCTTTTTGGAAAACTCTTGTGCGCACATCAAGCATTTATTGTTTTGTGCTTTTATTAGTATTTGTTTTGCCATATTTTTCCCAATTTGGAGTAGACCAAAGGCATTACCAAGGTAAAACAGAGTTTGTACCAATTTTACCATAATTGCTTGACACTTTGCTTTACACGTACAAAGAGTTGGCCACAACTGATTGTAAGTCAATGCTACCTAGACGAGACCAATGATCTAAAGTGGGGCTATTGCTTAACCTATCCAACATTTGGTTTTGCTCTTCTAGATCAGATTTCACAAATATCGTCGTATCTAATTTCATTTTGTAATCCCACGCGTCGCAAATGTTTCTGCTAAAATTATAGGAACAGTCTGCATTTACGTCTAGTTGATATTTGTGAAATCTCACGGGATAACCTTCGGTGCCGTATGCCACAACAAGGTTGTTTGGCAGTTTTCTCTTAACCCTAAAAGTTACACACTTTGGTAAATATGATAGATTCTTATAAAGATATACGACGTGGCACCCAAACAGCTTTAGCTCTACAAAGTAAGCTGATACATCAAACTCAGCCCCAAGAATATTTTCGAGAGATCCAACATCTACTATAAGTCTTCGAAACAAACACTGTGAATAAAGCTCTTTTAGTTTTTTCATGCTAAATCTGTTTATTGCTTCCAACTCCTCCTGTACATCTGCTTCCAAATCTCTGCATTCCCTTTTAATTAGTTTTCTTATTCTCTCTCTGCCGATTCTCGTGTTCTCTATTTTTAGTATGTTGTTTAATTTTCGACTCGATGGAAACCACTTGGTGTCAAACACGCCTTTACCCTCCGCATCTTGGAAACCACTAGTTTCTACGTCAATAGTTCGCTTGTAATTCCCACCACTACTGGAATCATTGAAGATTTTCATCGCATAACGAGGCATGTCGGGAGCGTGTTCATTTGGAAACGTGTATAGTCCAGAGAGAGGTTTTGGAATGTCCCACTTTATTTCCGAGGTAACGTTTCTTTGCAAACATTTTGCGCATTTCCACAAGTAGCCATATGTCACAAACAAAACGAGTTTGCATCCATGTTTCGAAATCTTCATTTTTAATTATCTTTTTAAATTAACTATCATAAGTTTGACGTGAATGCACAACCGCGATATACATGGCTTGTACAAGTGCAACGAGAACAAGAACACAGAGGAAAATACTTATTGAAATTGTAGCCATTCTTACATTTGAATTCATTCTCTATTCTCTTCTTTAAATAGAATAAGATTTTTCATTTTACATAGTAACTAAAATGGACTCGGAAGCTTGGGTAGACATTGATGTCTCGTTGAATGAAGACCAACTAAGTTGTCAAAATTTTCAACCTGCATCGATTGGAAATTTTGTGGTTGATGGAATTTCTACTGCACAAACTAAGGCTGGCTTGCTGTGTACAACGAATACGCCAAATAATCTCAATTTTAGAACGGAAGGAGTCAGGAGCACAGATTCGTACTTAAGGGAAGGCTTGATAACTTACTTGGCAGATTACGAGAATAATACTTTGCAAACGTTGAAAGATAGAATGAATCCACAAAATGAACTCGGAGCCCCTAACTTGGCTTCAGATCCTAATTTAAGAGCTTGTGGCGTGGGAATGTATGCTCAGGCGCGCATCCCCGGGACAGTCGTAGAAGCAACGTTTGCACATCCACAGATAAATTATCCCGAATTCGTAAACGGGAATGTAGAACTTCATGATTACGTAGAAAGCGATAACTTTTATGCGTGGGGTGGAACTGAACTACGTTTTAAGCGTGGGAATGCGGATGTGTCTGTAGACAATAATAATATTGGAACCGGGGATCTTATATGCTACGAAGTTCCAACTTCGGAATGCCTCGGTTTTGACTTTAGCAACGGAATTCCCCCAGTAGACAACTGGCAAGATTTACAGTCTTGTGTTAAAAAAGTAGCCTGTCCCGGTGCCAGCGTAGACGTAGTCGGTGACGTAGTTGGCGAGGTATCTTACAATGACACAGGAGAATTGTTTACGATGTGGCAAGAAGGCTCAACTCAAGCATTTTCAAATATCACCATACCAGACGTTGCCTCTAATATGGACTATCGTGTAGGATTATGCAATCCCATGCCGACTGAAAATGTTGTTTCAGTGCCGTCTTTCGCTGCTACTACACGGCAAATTGATACGCTTGAAACTCTTGAAAGTCAATCGGTTGGTGAAACACATCAAGCAGCGCAACAAGCAGCGCAACAAGCGCAACAAGCACAACCACGTTTTGCTGGCGATACGACACTAGCCACAAAGTTAGCCGACGCGACAACAGACGCGACGGCGGTGGCTACAAACTTCTGCCCCTTTATTAACTAAATCTAAATTCGATTTTATTTCTAGATGGGCAATTGGCTAATAACGCCTTTCCCCAGGCCTGGGAGGATACGCTGTGTAGTTGGTTGCGACGCGACACCCAGGCCTGGGGAAAGGCGGGAGGGGAGGGGGCGTGGAGGCGTGGAGGTCGACAGGCCGCCGCTCGGCTGCCGGTAGAAGGTCCAGCTCCCGGAGCATTGCCACCGCTTCGATGTCGATGAGCCGTTGTGTGTCGATGTACTTGCACTCGCCATCCACGACCTTCTTGATCCAGAACCGAGCTCGAACATGGTCCATCGGCAGACCCCAAAGGCCTTCTTTGAACCCTTTGCCAAGTAAATACGCGGCTAAGTCTGAGCCGAGCTCCGCCGCCTGGCTCACAGTCACGAGCGCAAGGCCGTTGAGTGACATGTATCGTGGCCTCAGGAGACATTCACCGAAAGCTGCCATGCCTTTTGGGTCGCGGGCCGCCGCGCTGCGCTCAAACCATTCGCGGGCTTTCGCCGCGTCTTTCGCGAGGCCATTTTCGCCATATTTGTACCACATGCCAAGCTCATACATAGCTTCTCCGTTGCCGCCTGCCGCGTTTTTTTGCATCTCGTACACTAGCTTGTATTTATAAAAGATACAGTCTTTTTCATGTTGGCGGAGTTCGCTTTTTGTACCGATGAACTGACAGCCGTCTGATTTGATATATCCAAATCCGCTTATCTCCGGATGACAAGACAAATCACAGTCGTGAAAGGAGCATGGCATTTTTATTGTGTCCAGCAGCGTTTCTACGGCACGGTTTCGTGTCCTGGGCTCGTCGGCGCCACCCCACTGAAGAGGCATTTTACATTGAGGGCAATCTTTGACCCAATCTTTGTTATCCATGCATGCTCCGCAAACGAGGTGGCCTTCGTCACACTGATAGATTTTGTCACGGAACCAATCCATACAAACAGGGCAGTGACTTATGTCGTTGCTAATTTCAACTTTTCGTTTTTTACATTGACTTCCTTCGCTTTCGCTTTCCGGAGACGAGGTGTCCTTGAGATGGGGTGGGGGCTTCCACTTTCCTGCTTGCGGATCCCATTCCGCTTTCACCCCTATTCCATTGATGCTCAACGCGATAGGGGCAGCTCCGCGGGGTCTAACATATAAGCCATCAGCACTCTTTGAGCATGATCTCGGTTGTTTAAGATCATGTATAATGTAAACTCTCTTTGCCCCTTCCGGCAGTTCCATACTGGCGACTGGCGACGATATATTCACTGTCCACTGTATGTCCTATGTACACTAACTAGGATACATAGCTGGCTACTAGCGGGGCTGTATAGTGGACAGTGAATATATAGAATGGAATACCAGGACAGGATAAAAATGCAACGTGGAGTCAACGTGGAGTACCAGATCACCCTTTACGTGGACGACCAAGACCTTAAGGAGACACTGTACTACGACCGGGGTTGTGCAACGTCGGAGACACTGTACTACGAGGGAATTAACGACAAGGATGTCCTACGTGGCGAGGATGGAACGGTGCTGAAAGAGTGGTCCGACTGGTGCATCACAATCGCGGATGGAACGGTGGATATGAATATTCGCTCCGAGAAGTTCTACAACAATCACATGACGCGCATGCTCAATGCGCTCAAGAAGCGTGTGCCGTCGCTACACGGCTACGTCTCGTGTCGAGACGACGAAGTTGACATCTACTGGACCATCACCAGCCATGTGCGCCTCTTCATACGCAAGGAACAGGCCCTTACCGCCGAAGCGCGCCGAGAGTACGAGACCAGCTACTGTTACTGGAAAGTTCGAAGTGGTGCCGCTTCGAATACGCGCAAGCGCCGCCTCGGCGAGGGGGACAGCGAGGACCAAAAGTCTTGAGCCCCAAAAGCCCCAAAAGCCCCACCCCGAATAACTACTAGTTAGCATCATGTCTGTCTTAATCGGGGGGGGACCTTGGGGTGCATAAGCGGGGTGGGGTGTTAACCA